TACATGGCGTTGTGAAATATTTTTGTGGCTGTGTTGTGTAAGATTTCTTCGAACCAATCTAACACTAATGCGCGGTCCATGTTCCCACCACCTTCATGCGCGATAGGAAAATATCCGGACCAACCCTCCACTGCAATAGCTATGCCGACTACTTCACCGTCTCTTCTTACCGAACCTGAACCCATTGTTATAAGATTAGGGTCTCTTGTTTCTAAGTCTATTGCTATTTCTATATGGCCTGATAAATCGGGCAACTTGTCCGGTGGCACCCACTCAGTGTCTGGTGTAAATAATGGTTGCTGTAGTGTTCTCAACTGTAGTCTCTCTCGATTATCATATCGATAAAATGTTTCGCTTTCTCGAGGCTCTCTTTGCCTCCCTTATCTTGATGTCTAACTATGTACTTTATAGCAGACCCCTCAGCAAATAACAACTTGTTTTTATTGATGAATTCGCTAGGTTGTATCTCGTATTTTTTGTAGTGATCACCACCTATTTGTGTTTTATAAGGATCTGACATTTTTTTGATTCCTCCATAAATTTTTTAAAAGGTTCGTTAATAATTATACCGTAAATCTGTTCAAACAGTTCTTCGTTAGTCATGTCTCCCTTAATTTCGTTTATTTTTTCTGCTAATATTTGTGCGTTTGATATTTCGTTAGTGCCTCCTCTTGCAGCAGGTATTTCATGATCAATATTGGCGGCTAAAGGATGTCCCTTTGGTGCCATGACAGAAACTTTTCTTCCTGTGATAGAACATGACACATAAGGATGAGACAAACCGTTTCTATCTTTTCCTTCGTATGGCCATAAATGCTCTGTCATTTGTTGTATTCTAGTTTTCATATCTACTCCTTTTGTTGAATAATTTTTATCTTTAAAAAATGATCTTACTTTGGATTCATAAGTTCTTTCTGGTCTTTTATACCAAAGGTGTTGACTTCTTTTTTGATCGACAGCTCTATCAAAAAAACTGTCAATCTTTGATTGAAATTTAGTTCTTCTTTTTCTTCTTCTGTTTAAAGTTTTTTCTTTTTGTCCTTCACCATAACGATAAGAAAGTGTTGATTTGCTTACTTTAAACTTTTTAGATAATTTTTCATAGCTCCAACCTTTCGCTCTCCATCTGTCTATTTGATCCCACTGTTCTGGATCTAATCTTTTTGCGGCGTTTTGTTGTTTCATAACAGATAAGCCCTCTCATAGTTTCTTGGCTCTAATATGTGTAAAGATTTTTTTGCTCGTGTCACAGCAACATAGAATAGACGATGTAGTTCGTCTGGATCGATGTCATTGTCTGTTGGCCAGCATATTTCTAATATAGTTTTCTGTCATTGGATCTAGCCCTGCAAAAGCTTTGTACCAAACATCTGTGGTTTGTAATCCGTGGTCATCGGTGCACTCTTCAATGTAATAAGTCTCCTCATCACTCATCGTTTTGCCTGTGCGATAACCTTTGGTTACATTGTCACCGAGATAAGAATAAATTTTTCTAATTGATGCAGGTGGTAGGTCGTGCTCTATTTTTCTCCACTTCTCCCAGGTTTGTATTGCAAGAAGTAAATCTAGTTTCACAGAGTTTCTTCTTTTGTGTGAATAGTACCAACCTTGTAACTCACAAAACTCTTTGATGTCGTCCAAGAAATGGTTTGCTGTTGTCAACACTAACCATTCTCCTTGTGACATATCTACCTGTGTAACGTCAGAATATCTTGTAAGATCACCAACCTCTTGTCTTGGCATGTAATCTTTATCGTATCGATTCGACACATTTCTAATTATCTTTTGAGACATCTCGTGTATTGGTCCACCTGGTATTCGATAAGATTGACTAAGTGTATCCACGTAGTCTACTTCTTCCTTAAGTGCGATAAAAGTATCAACATCAGCGCCAGCCCATCTAAATATAGCTTGATCATCGTCCCCTGCAATGTAGGTTTTGTTTGCTTTCTTCCATAGAGTCCTGACCATTCTCCACTGCAAAGGTGAGAGGT